CCATGTACTTTGGTACACACTCGATCATAGTGCCACCGCCCCCACTTGGTTTGGTTGACTTGGTGATGTTGTCGAGTTCGTGCATCTCGTACTTCTCTTCACGACACACTTCGGTATCCCAATAGAGTATCCTCACACATGAAGGTGTTACCGTGTCACATATCGAACCGACCTCGCTGAGGAACACTGAGAGTTCTTGCTGTCCAATAGAACCAGACGTGTCGATTGCCAATACCAGTTCCTCGACCTTCTCTGACACACCGCTTGGCATGTAGATGTCCATACCAATGTATCTACGATTGGGTCTGTTCCATGTTGAGTAGTCCTTACCCGCACAAGTTTCGGTGATGAAGTCACGCAATACCTCTCGCCAATTTATCTGTGGTTCAAGCAGTTCGGCAAGGTCACGATCTCCACCACTGCCTAGCTTCCCTGCCATCGTTGCACCCTGACGTATGTTCTCGTCAATATCCTTGGCAAGTTCACGTTTCTCTTCGGGGGTCATCTCCTTTGCCCCTTCCCAATCATGCTCGTCAAAACCTGTTAGTGTGTCACTAACCACTTCTCCTGCACCTGCACCACCGTTGCCTTGTCCACCACCTGTCGGGGGTGGGTTCTTCTTGAGGTCATGGAACACCTGTGCAGTGTCCCAGTTACGATACTTTGCATCAAAGCAACCCTTGGATAGTTCGCCTGTCATGGTAGCGAAGCCATCTGCATTGTCGTCCACAAGTTTGACATTGATAACATAGTCACACGCAATGTTAGATAGTTCGGGGTTGTCATCGTGCAGATGCTTCCATGTGATAAGATGTCGGTACAGCTTGTGGTAGCTCTCATGCAATATAAGAAACCGTAGCTCTGCATCGTTGAGCTTCTCGACAAACTCTCGACCATACCACTCGTCTCGACCATTCGTGCAAGCAGTCGGGATGTCGTCCTTGACACCCCTGTCGCCAATCATCAGGATACCTGCCAACGCCACATACTTCGGGTTTGCCATGATATCTACGGTTGCCTTGTTCAACCGCTGTTCTGCTGTAAGTTGTTTACCTATGCTTAACATTGTTCTTTGTCTCCTTCTTAAGTTTGATTAGTCTCACTTTTACTCTGGCGAGATGTTGCGCTGTGCGTCTGTATGCAAGTCCTCTCATGTCATCCTCCCAAACAGAATAAAAATATTATCATTACGACAATAATGAATGTTAGTATCGCCATCACTGTCTCTCGTATCCAACCTCGTATTCTACCTTTCATGTCACCCTCACTTCTTATCTGCTGAGAACATGTAGTTGTTCTTCATAGCCCATTCGGTGAACTTGCCGTTTGTCATAACAACTTGCTGTGCATGATACTTCGGGTTACGGACACCATTGGCAAACATACCCTGTGCTTCTTGGTCTAGTCGCACCAAGTATTCCATGAACGGATTGATGTAGTCTTTACTCATAGACGCAAGAGATCGGAACACCACCATGACAACGGCACTCGCACTCGTTGGTATCTTAGCGTTCTTTGGATCATTGAGTATGTCATTACGTCTAGGCATCTGGTCTGCAAGTTTCACAAACGCCATCAAGTCCATCGCCCCACGCTCACCGATAGTACCCATGAGTAAACCTGTTAAGGTAGTGTCATCCATCGTATGGCGGAGCTTTACCCAGTCACTTGCACCTTCCAATGATCGTGGGGTCACAAAGGATGTACGCTGTTGGTTCGGGTGAAAGATGTATGGGTTGTCGTCAGGGTTCTTCACATCTTCATAGGAATGAAATATCTGTGGGTTGTCCTTTGCCCAACCAAGTATCGTAGCATCGACCTTGTTGTTGATACCCCAATCAATCCACTCTTCTTGACTTGGCTTGCGTGTCTGGATCACAGTCATACGGTTACGTGCGTGTGGTGGTAACAAGTCACCGACACCTTCGCTTCCCTTGTTCGTTGTGGCAAACACAATGCTGTCGGGGTGCATGGTGTAGCTACCAATCTTGCGTTCTAGTATGATGCGCAATAGTGCGTTCTTCACGGCAGGGTTAGACTTACCAAACTCGTCAATCATTAGTATGATCGGTTTGTTGAGATGAACACCAAGTTCTTCGTTGGTTGCGTAGGTCACATAGTTCTGCTCGTCTATGAGTGCCATCTTCGGGATCATCATGTCACCGAGATCTTTTGTAGTACAATCAAAGTAACATGCTGTGTGCGTTGGCAGTTCTTTTGATAACGTGTTAAGGATTGATGATTTACCTGTACCCATGTCACCTTGCACAAGTATGGTTCGCTTGTTGCCACCTTGCTTGATTGCGTTGGTCACTTGGTCAAGTGATAGTGCGTACATTTGTATTGCTGAATTTGACATTTTAGTTTTTCCTTTGGTTTGTGTTAGTGTAACACTAACTGTTGATTAGAAGTCGAGTGAAGCGATTGCATTGTCTACGGCTTGCTTCGTGGTCTTCCGTAGGGTCGGGTCTTCTCGTAGTGCGTCAGGTGTAATACCATTGAACGCATGGTCTAGCTCTTGCTTGATCTTCACATACTTAGGGTCAGACGTTACACCCAGAAGGTCACAAGCATTGGTGACATGAGATACAAGAGTATCTGCAAACTTTGAGAACGGTACAACCTCACCCGTGGATACTATCTGTACTAGTCTACGTGTTAACGTCCTACCCTCTGGATGTGCTTTGCTTGGTTCGGTTGTGTATTCTTCCACCTCACCTGTCTCCTCATAGTCTAGCCGTTCCGACATATGCTTGAGGGGTTCGGCTACATCCTTGAGTGCTTTTTGAAACATGGTGCTGTAGTATTCTGCACATTGCTCCTTTATTGCGTCTGCTTGCTCGTTACCTATCTTGATACGAAAGTCTTCCGATACTTCTGGTTTGGGCATTTCTATATAAGATAGTCGCCAACTGAACTTAGCTCGTAACGTGTCAACAGTTGGGTAATCATCTTTGTTGAACATATCACCAAGTGTTGTTTCTGCTTGTATGACAGCCCAATCATAGACACCGATAAACTTGTCGAGCATTGTGTAGAACTCGTTTTGGTATTCGGTCATCTGTTTATGGTAGTCAAAGTACTTGGCTGTGGGAATGATACGCAAACCCATGTCACTCCAAGGCAGGGTCATACGATAGTGTGAGTTGCGAACATTACCAACAAACTTTCTGATTGCGATAAGTTCTTGGCAGTCGCCCAATAGTTTCTTGTGGACATTCGCCATGTTGGGGTGGGCATTGTTTTGTATCTCGACTTCATCACTTGCCTTGCGGTCGAGCTTGCGTCCTGTCCATGAACCTGCTGAGAAGTCAATCTGTATGCAACTCGATGACAGGGTTGGTGCTGTTGTTTTTAGTTCGTTCATTAGTCTCTCTCCTTGATTGTGTTAGTGTAGCACTAACGTGGTTTCTGGTTTAGGTGTAGTAAGTCTGCTTTACTTGTAATCACAACGTAACTTGATTTGTGCATTGGTACGGTACAATGAATAACTTTTCGTGCCTGTGTCTCGCCACATTCAAGACAAGTGTTGTATCCTATCTGGTAACGTGCGTAGCTGTAGTCTACTCCACATTCTTGGCATTTACATGTTAGTGTGCCCCTAACAACAAAACTGTTTGATCTCTGTGCCATAACGTGTCCTCCTGTATTGGTTGATGTTTGTTTGTGTACTTCTTTGATTGTACTTACAGTATAACACAACTATCAGGTGGTGTCAAATGATTGAAAGTAGGGGGTCTGCGTTGTGTATGGTGGTTAGTGGTGGTGGTTGGTGTAGTGTCCTGTAATGTTCCACAATGTTCCAAAGTGTGTGCTTGCAAGTATCTGAAAAGATTGAAATGTTCCAATGTTCCAAAATGGTCGAAATTGAGCGGTTCTGAGAAGTGACGGATTTGATCGTGGAACAAACATTCGCAAAAACCCTGTCCCGTACAGATTGGATACAATTTTTCTATTTTGGAACATTATATAATATATATATAAATAGACCTTTTTTACATCATTGCTTATTACTGCTTACAACCAGATACAACCATCTACCACGAAACTATAATGTACCTTTTCTTAAAATATTTTGGAACATTGTGGAACATTAGGGGGGTGTTTTGGAACATTACCTTATTTATAAGGCGATCTGTGGAACATTAGGCTCGACGCTACACTGATAACTGGCTTCTATTTGTGTTAGGGATACACTAACATGTTATGCTCGACGCTATACGAATAACTGGCTTCATTTGGTAACACGTCAATATGTTCGACGCTACACGAATAACTGGTATCATTTGGTAACACGTCAATTTGTGTTAGTGTAACACTAACTAAAAAAGGCACAAAAAAAAGGGGAGCAATTAAGCTCCCCTTGTAGTAAGTTGTTAGTGATTAGGAATCGATTCCCATATCCTCAAGAATTAGTCTGAGACTTTCGGCGGCTTCACTTGCATCAAAGTCCATTTCCTCTTCAGTCTCTTGAATCAGATCTCTAGCCGTTTGGATTGCTATTGCGATCTTTTCAATATCGCTATGCGATACTGGATCTTTCTTTGGCACTTGATCTTTCTTAAGAGCCTTGCAGTAATCCGAAATCCTACCGCCCATTCTAGATTGTTGTAGCGTTTCTCTTTTGTATAGAGTGTCACTATCGTTTAGCTCTTTAGTAGGAGTATTCCAGACAACTTGATCCGCATCACTCCAAGATAAGACGATAGCACTCTTGGTACTATCCCATAACTCAGGAGTGCAAGTACTCTCTTTACTTTTCGGTGATTTTAAATCAGTCCACAAGTACTTATGCTTTCTGAACAAGGTAAGCACTGATGCTTTACTCTTGGCACGTTGATCGGCTTTCTTACTATCATTAGTGATAGCTTCAAATAGTGCGGTAGGTAAAGCAAGCATTGGTCGTATTTCAATTGAGTTTGTCATAGTATAGTTCCTTTGATTCGGGTGTGCGTTTTGCTGTCCCGATGAATAAGTTATAGCATAACTTGTTACTCTACAGTATGGATAAATAGAAATGTTAGTGATTCGGTAACAAAATTCACAGTAACAAATCAAAACGCACTAGGGCAAACCAAAACGCACCAGAGCGCAACCATACCCTCCCCCTATGCCCCACTTTGTGTGTCATGTTACACGCATCTGTATATATATTAATTTACTCAAATAAATGCGTACTTTTTGAGTTTGGACCCCCCACCCCCTCTATATAGGGACACCCCCCCTATAAATTCTAAACCCCTTTACAAAAAAATTTTTTTCACTATATAATGCGTTACGGTTAACAACCTGCGAGCAAATATGACTATAGTAGTAGAACCCGAAATGGGCGTACCTCTAAAAAAGAACCTTCCCCCTCTCGATTTAAAAGATCGTGTGGAGTCAGCAGCCAATACAGCTAAAGAACTTGGGGAGCATGGATTAGACTTAGAGCCATCTAAGGAGGATAAAGATGTTGCCGCTAAACTTGTTACGGCTTATGCAGATAATCCTGAGAAAACTTCTAAGAAGGCTTCAGAAAAGAAACTTGCAACCCTTACCCCCGCTTCGTTAATTCTTACAAACAGTATTTTACAAGAGTTTGGGCGTTCTGTTGTAGAAAGTTCGGTGCAAATACGCCACTTAGTGACAAATAAGTTACTATTGGAGACAGATAACCCTGATCCACGGGTTAGAATACGCGCTTTGGAGCTTCTAGGTAAGATTTCTGACGTAGGATTGTTCGCTGAGAAGTCAGAAGTCACCATAACACATCAGTCTACGGATGATCTACGTGAAAAACTGCGTTCAAAACTTGCAAAACTTGTAAATCCCGCAGACGAAGTAGAAAATGCCGTTATAATAGATGGGGAACCTCTAAATGTGGATGAGGAACTAGGTTTAGATGAATAAACCTGTTTTAGACTTTACTGAGGAAGAAGTTCAACAGATGTTGGATAATTTAGACCAATACAGCACCGAAGAGGTTGCTGAGATTGACCGTATGGTCGATGAACTAAGTACTCGTAAGGTAAATCAGGCATCTTATGATGATCTTATAGAGTTCTGTAAGGCTATGCAGCCTGATTATATAGTAGGAAAGCACCACAAACTTCTCGCAGACATGCTTATGGGGATAGAAAGAGGAGATAAAGATCGTATTTGTGTAAATATACCCCCACGGCATGGTAAGTCACAGCTTGTGTCTATTATGTTTCCCGCGTGGTTCTTAGGGCGTAACCCCAACAAAAAGGTTATGATGGTGTCCCACACGACGGATCTAGCGGTAGATTTTGGTCGAAAAGTACGTAACATGATAGCCACCGACGCTTACGCAGCCATATTTCCTACTGTGAAGTTAGCCATTGACTCGAAATCTGCGGGGCGTTGGAACACAAACTCAGGAGGTGAGTATTATGCGTGTGGTATTGGTTCTTCTATTGCAGGTCGTGGTGCTGACCTCTTGCTCGTCGATGACCCCCATTCTGAACAAGACGTTATTAATGGAAACTTTGGAGTGTTCGAAAAAGCTTACGAGTGGTTCACCTTTGGTGCGCGGACCCGTCTTATGCCTGGAGGTCGAGTTGCCATAATACAGACACGTTGGCATATGGATGACTTGACTGGACGTGTTGTAAGAGACATGGGGCAGAATGAGCGGTCTGACCAATATGAGGTCGTTGAGTTTCCCGCTATCTTAGATACTATAGATAGTAAGACAAAAGAATCTGTACAAAAGCCGCTTTGGCCTGAGTTCTTTGATCTAGAAGCCCTGCTCCGTACAAAAGCTTCTATGCCTGTGTTCCAATGGAACGCTCAGTACCAACAAGAACCGACAGCCGAAGAAGCCGCTCTGGTGAAAAGAGAGTGGTGGCAGATGTGGAAGAAAGACGACCCTCCACAATGCGAGTATGTTATCATGTCTCTCGACGCAGCAGCAGAAACACACAACCGTGCCGACTACACAGCTCTAACAACTTGGGGTGTGTTTTTGAATGAAGAGGTGGACAACTATAACATTATCCTGTTAAACAGTATAAAGAAGCGTATGGAGTTTCCAGAACTCAAGCAGTTGGCTATGGATGAATATGCTGAGTGGGATCCTGATGCGTTTATCGTGGAGAAAAAGAGTGCGGGTACGGCGCTCTATCAAGAGATGAGGAGAATGGGTATACCTGTATCAGAGTTTACTCCACACAGAGGTTCAGGCGATAAGATGGCGCGACTCAACTCTGTAACAGACATTGTAGCGTCGGGGTTATGTTGGGTCCCAGAGACACGTTG